TGCTCCTCCTCCTCGTCATCCTCGTCCTGGTCGTCATCATCTGGCGGTTCGTCATCCCCGCCCCCACCACCGCCGGCCACGGCCCGCTCGGTGGAATCCTCGTGCAGGGAGTCGCGCTGCCCGTTGCCCTGGGCGTCTTTGTTGACCTGAGGCGGGGAGCCTGGCCGCTGCACCGTGCCCCCGGCGCTCTCACGCTCATCGGCCATGCGCTCAAGCGGGGCATTGCCCTCCGGAGGGTCCGGCTGGTGCGGCGGCTCCTGCGGGCCGTGGGTGGAGACGAACGGCTTGTACCGGTTGTTACTTGCCACGGTTCTTTGCCCTTGACGCTTTCGCCAGTGCGCGCCGGGCGCGGTTTTTCTTGCGACGCTTTGCGAACTCTACGGTCTCAAGCTGCGCCCCGATGATCTTCTGGCGCTCACCGGCCATCGGCTGCATGGTCGCCCCGTGCCGGTTCGGCTGCCGCGGCCTGGTCATCGAAGCCCCCAGCCGCGCAGCTGCCGGCGGGCCATGATCTCGGTCTTCAGCTCCGGTGGGATGACCGGCATGTCAGTCCCGTCCCACGCCCCACGCGGCAGCTTGAAGGCCTCCAGGAGCGCGCCTGCGAACTTCAGCGCCGTGGCGCACGCCTCGTGCACCGTGCCCACCTTGTCACGCGGCAGGAGGGAGCCGAAGCCCTCCCGCCCCGTCTCAACCGTCACCCAGCTGGCGATGAGCACATGCCGGATGATCAGGTTGTGGCCGGCGAAGGAGACGACCCAGTAGTGGTTGGGGTAGGCCTTCTGCAGCGCCACGGTGATCGCGGTCGCAAGCTCCAGGTCCCGGGCCTCATCCGGATCGCCCGCCTCCGTGTGGACGATCAGGTCCACCGACGCCCTACTGGCCGCGGATCGGCACCCAGGCGCTTTGCCCCGGGTCGTTGCCGGACAGCCACAGCTGGTGCAGCTTGCCGTTCACGAAGCGCAGCTCGAAGGAGGGGGAGTAGCCCGGCGGGGCCTTGTCGATAGCCGGCTTCGAGGCCCTGTCAGGCTGCGGGGCGGGGGCGGGGGCCGTGGCGGGCTTGGGACCCCCAGGAGCGCCGGCCGGGGCTGGCGCGGGCTGTGCGTTCGCGTGGAGGGCCGGACGGGGTGCAGGGGCAGGGGCTGGCTTGGATGTGGGCACGAGCTCTCTCCTGGGTTCGATGGGATGGTCAGGGCCGCCCCGGTATACACCAGGGGCCAGCGGTGCACCATCACCGGCGCTGGACCACACCCCGCCTTGCAGGTAGCCGTGGAAGGCGCACCCGCCGATGCGGCGAATGGACGGGCTCAGGGTCGGCTGCGCCTTGTCCCCGTTCCAGGACCAGTTGTGGCCGTCTGGCGGCTCCTCGTGCGATCGCAGCGGCAGCCAGAACTGCTCCCCGCACGGGCACGGACAGTTCGCCTCGATCGAGAAGCGCGGGACCTGGTCGTCGGCCACGTACTCGATGAGGTTGTAGTACCCGGGCGGCTTGCCCTCGAGGCGGTTAACGCCCTTCCAGCTCACTCCGGATAGCCTTCGGGCGGAATGAAGGCCGGCGGGCGGTAGATGCCCGTCGTGCCCTGGTCGGTGCTATCGAAGCGCCGGCCGTTGCTGAGCTCATAGATGCCGTGGTCGGGCGCGGAGAACTCCGCACCCCACGCCCGCTCGACCATCTCCAGCAGGCTGAACTGCCGGCTCGTGACCGGCGCGCCGAGGTTCGGGTTGAGCGGTGGGAGCGGCATCTACCCGCGCACCGACAGCTGCCGCCTGCACCACTCGCGCACCCCGCCCGGGATCAGCCTCGCCTGCAGGCCCGGGCGGCTGGCGCCGAGCGCGACATCCTCATTGGCGCTTCGGTAGTTGCCGTTGTGCAGCACCAGGCCCTGCTCGGTGTTCGCGAGCCGATCCAGCAGTGCCCAGCAATCATCATCGGTAGGCTCGCTCACAAGTCTCGTTCCTCGGCCGCCATGCGATCTCGCTCCCCGGCCTGGTCGCGCAGCTCCCGAAGCTCCGACAGCAGCCGCTCCAGGATGTTGCGCCCCGCTGGGCTGATCATCCGCAGCAGCTGCTCGAGCTCGTAGTCGGTGGGGTGACTCACGTCTCATCTGGCTCCACGGTGCCCCCGCCCAGGTCGCTTTCGGGCTTGGTGGGCGAGGCATCGTAGATGCGCGCGGTCGCATCAATCAAGTCCACCTTGCCGCCGAAGGGGAAGAAGTCGAACTGTAGGCGCAGCCGCTCCGCGACATCGTACAGGTGCTGCTCCTCGTCCATGCGCATGATCCGGCGGGCCACCCGGTAGTCGTAGCCGGCCGCGATCATCGAGCGCTGCAGGCGCGTGTAGCGCTCCTCATCGGTCGGGTAGGGCATGTAGAAACGGTGCCCCTTCACATCCGGCACCAGGCGCTGGATCCGGTCGCCCTTGCTCTCCTCCCCGTCGCGCGGCCAGGCAAGCTCGATGATCTCGAACTGGCACCCCTCAAGCTGCTGGCGCTCCTTGATGTAGTCCAGGTCCGCCTGGGCGCCGAAGCTCTCATACCCTGCGATCACGGCCATGACCCCTGGCGCGTCGATCCACTTTTGCCAAAGATCGCGGAACCAGCGCCAGCGCTCCATCAGGTCCATCTTGTGCGCGACGCCGTCCAGCAAGTACTTGTTGCCCTGGGTGTCGATGCCGATGACCACCATTGCCGTGTCGGCGCTGTTCTTCTTCTTCGAGCGGGCCGGATCCACCAGCAAGTAGCACTGCATCGTGCGCGGGCGCGCCTCGTACACCTGCAGGTCGTTCACGTTGAACATCCGCTGGCTGCCGGCAAGCGGTGAGCACAGCTGCTGGCAGGCGAGGGTGGAGTCCAGGCTCGTGCGCTTCTTGCGCTCCCACTGGAAGGGCGACAGCAGCACCGGGTGGCCGTTCTTCGTGCCATCCTCGGTCGCCGGGTAAATGCGCGGCACCGCAGCCTTGCGGTCCATGATCGTCTGGTAAGTGTCGGCGAAGTGGTAGCGGGTGCCGATGACCCAGGTGCGCCCCTCCGCGGTGCCTAAGTTCCCCGCAAGCGACCACGCCTCGGTGGTCTTCGTGATCATGTCCACGGTGTTGACGCTGGAGCGCACCACCACGTCATCGAACACGAGCAGCTGAAAGTGCGCGCTGATCGGGGAGCCGTCGACCAGGCCCCACGCCTCGAGCGTGCCCTCCTTCGGGTTGCCGCGGCGCTTGACGATGATGCCGTCGCGCTCGCTCCAGCGCGGCGCCTCACCTGCGGGGTCTGAGTACAGGATGTCCGGGAAGATCTCCTGCAGCAGCGTGTTGCCCTCGAACTCGCGCTTTATCTGGGAGACGAACTTGACCGCGATGCCCTTGGTGTGGCTGAAGATCCCGATAGTGATCTCCGGGTTGTTCAGGATCTCCTGGATGATCCCGGCAAAGGTGATGACGGTGGACTTGTAGTGGTCGCGCGCCCAGATGTCGATGAAGCCGTCGGGGTTGGCCTCCACCTCCCGGCAGCGCTCGTAGATCCAGTCGTGGAGGCAGTCCAGGCGCCGCAGCACCCGCACCAGAAGGTAGAAGCGGTCAGCCTTCGCCAGGCGCCGGATGGCCGCCTTGTCGGTGAGGTTCTTGTCCTCCTTCACCCACTGCCTGATCAGCACCGGGATCGGAACCAGGGGGGCCACTCGTCGCTGCGGCGGCCGCGAGGCGGGCGAAGTAAGCGCCAATGAGCTCGGGCTCTCCCTTGGATTCAATGGGCTCGCCCGGCGGGGTGGTGACCTGCACCGTCTCGCGCATGCCGGAGCGGGTCTTCTCGAACCAGATGATCATCGTGCGATCGCCCTTCATGGCGAGCTCGTACGTCTTGCCGGCCACGTTGAACTGGGCCGATGCCATCCCCTCGTCCAGCTCCTTGCGGTAGCGCACGCGCAAAGTCTTGTCGGTGATGCCCAGCAGGATGGCTATCTTCTCGTGCCGCAGGCCGAAGCCGGCGGCGGCCTTCACCTGTTTGCGCGTCTCCTCGGTCGGGATGTGCCGGCTCACCCTGTCGCCTCACCTGCGGCCTCCGGTGCCCTTTGAGGGGGGGTGGGGGTAAGACGCTCGCGCACCAGCTCCCCAAAGCTCCTGCCGCTGCCTTGGTGGCTTGCGCGCTTTCCTGTGAACTCCTCCCATCGGCGCACGATGACATCGGTGTAGCGCGGCTCCAGCTCCAACAGGCGGGCATTGAGCCCCTCCTTCTCGGCCGCGATCAACGTCGTGCCGCTGCCGCCGAAGGGATCCAGCACCGACTGGCCCTCCAGCGCGCTGTTGCGCAACAGTTGCTGCACCAGCGCCACAGGCTTCATCGTCGGGTGCAGCACCGACTTCGCCGGCCGGTCAAACCGCTGCACGGTAGTCGGCACGAGGGTGAGCAGCTGCTGGGCGTAGAACTCCAGCTCCTCGCGCTTCATCTTGCGCAGGTCCCGCTCCTCATCGATCACCGTCGTGCGGCTGAAGTCCCCGCAAAAGTAGTGCGCGGCGCCCTCCTTCCAGCCGTAGAGGATCGGCTCGTGCTTCCAGTTGTAGTCCTGGCGGGAGAGCGCCGCGGAGTGTTTGACCCAGATCAGGACCTGGGCGAGTTTGAACTCGGCGGCGAAGGTGCGACTGAACACCTCCCGCTCGCTGTCAGCGTGCGCGCAGTAGGCCACCGCCCCCCCCCTCATGACCCTGCAGG